AGGCCCTGCACAAGTAAAAACCAATAGACCTCCGGGCCTGATAAGGTCAGCGGCTTTGTGCAGTGTCTTTTTCCAATATGGATCATGCTCAAGCATTTCAGTTGAAACTACGATGTCGATGTCTTTTTCGTTCGTTTCAAACTCATGGCAAATGCCAACGACATCTACTCCTGGTCCCGCATGGCAATCAATTCCCACATAGTAAGCAGGGTCTTTGAATGCCGCCCTTGCGGAACCGTTGATGTCCAGCGAACCAAATTCAACAGCCTTAGTGCCTTCTTCAAAATACTCTGGAAACCTATGTGAAACTCGCCTCAAAAAAATCTGAATACTCGCGTGCATCTATTTTCCCTTGTCTTCCTCTTCGGCTCTTTCTTGTAGCCTTTCTTTGCGACTTTTTCTTTTAGCTGGAGGCTTTGGCTTTATCCATTTTTCTCCATCCCAAGAAAGCTGAACAATCGTTTCACCGTCAAAACATACAGCACCAAAGCAATCAACTTCTGGTCCTGCCGATGCAGCCACAAAGCCATTTTCAATCAGGCTCTTCAGAGCTTTTTTGATTCGTTTGCTTGGTTCGTTGGCGCTGACATACAACGTGGCGCGATAACCTCGACTCAAAATCTCCAGCACAGCCTTCTCATTTTCGCCCCAGACCACTCTAACGCCGTCTAAGAAGGTCTGAGCCACTGGAACCCCTTCTACAAGATGGGAAGCCCTTCCACCAAAGCCAAAAGCCTCGTCACCGTCGAGCATAACCACGGGATCTGGTCCAAAAAGCGCGTTTCCTACTTTGCCAAACAGACGTTTTCGGTCCATTTCTTTGCGTCGTGCGATTCCAACGATGACTTCTTTGCTCATGCTTGCTCTCTTGGTAGTGATTCAACGTAAGAAGCAAGCTTGATTTCCTTGCTTGCTCCATAATGATCCAGAAGGCTCTGCAAAACGTCGGGGTCGTCAATCCTGATCATCGGCGGATTGATAAGAAGATCGTCGATAATCTTGCTGCCATCTACCGAATAAGCCTTGTCCTGGCCTGGCCTATCCTTTGTTTCAACAGCAAATTCGCCTTCAAATCCAGCAACTTGAGCGATTTTTTCAACTAAATCGCGCACAGAAATGAGAACTGGGCCTGCCAGATTGTATGTTTCGTTCTCAATGGCCTCGTCTACGAGCATTTCAGCCACAAAAATAAGCCGTTCTGCGAACTCAGAAACGTGGATCCACTGTCTTAGCTGCTCTCCTCCGCCATGAAGGGGCACCGACCTGCCCTGTTGAAGTAGTCTACAAGCTATTGGAACCAGCTTTTCAGGGTACTGACCCTCGCCAAAGGCGTTGCAGCCTCTTGTGATGGCGTACTTTAGTCCAAGACTGCGAGCGGCAGCCCTCACTGCAAGCTCTCCTCCGGCCTTTCCTGCTGAGTATGGAGAGCTTGGAAACAACGGGTCTGATTCAAACTTGCACTTCACAGTCCCGTTTTCCTCTAACGAGTCGCCGTAGACCTCATCTGTGGAACAATAAACAAGAGGAACGTCGTGTTCCGCGCATATAGCAGCTACCACTTGAGTTCCAACTGCATTGGAGCGCATGGTTGAAGCAGGGTCTTCCAGGCTTTTGTCTACATGAGATTGAGCGGCCAAGTGTAAGACAACATCAGGCTTTTGATAATTGAAGATATGCTTCAAATCCCGATATTCACAGACATTTCCGAGAAGAAGCTGATCCCCAACAAGCCTTTGAACTTCGTCCCAGCCGGTTGCCACCTCGGTTCTAAGGTCGAGAACCCAGACCTTGCTGCGACCATAGCGCATGACCAGCATGTGAACTACATGCTGGCCAATAAACCCACAGCCACCCGTGACTAATACTTTCACCGATTGACTCTCTTCTCAAGAGCGGACACTGCACCCTTTCTGGTCTTGCCGGACATCTCAGCTTCCAGAAGACGATCAAGATATTTGTCGTATTTTCCGGTAGCCAGTCCCTTTTCAATCGATCCAATAGAACCGTCAAGCAAAGCCAAGAAATCGAACTCTTTTGCTTTTGGTTCGTCTTCGCCAAATTTCTTTGGCGGGTCGTTCGGGGCAATTGCCACTTTTTGTTCCGCAACCGGCTGCGCCTGTGACTGTTCCCAGCCATCTCGAAGGAGCTTGCGAATCGTGCTTCCGCGATAAACTTCTGCGACCATTCGGCCTTCTACGCGCTCTGCACGGATAATCTCTTCTGGGCAATGAATAACAAGTATGCCAACCGGATCTCCGGCTTTGCATTTTCGTGAAAGCAACATCAAACACTCTCCTTCGGAAAGATTCTTGTATAGTTAGCCAGAATTGCTCTGGCAGAAGCGGGGATAGGATCACGGTCGATTGAGTAGCGGTAGCTGCCCATTGCCTCTGAAGTGATCCCTGCATGACGTCCTTTGTTGAAGTGCGAAATGCAAATCAGAGTGGCAGCATAAGCCAGGTCTGCCGGCACAGTGGCGTAGCCATAGGTATAAGAAACCTCTACTTGCTGCCGACCTTGCTCAAAGAACGTTCCGTAGTTTTTGAGCTTGATGGTTCCACTTCTCTCTTCAAAGAACCATGAGTCGGTCATTAGAGTTGTTCCTCCAACCAGAACCGCAGTGACGGCAGAAACTGGGAAATTCCGTAGAGTAAACTCGTTTTCCCAGGTCGTTGGAATGTCGTAGGCTTCTTCAGTGACCGTCGTCTGGGTCAAAGCAGCCATTCCGCAATATGAAATACAGGTCTTATCAGCAACCTCAAGCAAGATGTCGATATAAGCATCATGCTGGGTAACTGCGTCCGGCACTCCAAGTGCTCGCTTCACATTAGCTCTGGTCGTTAGATCTGCCATTTCAACTCACGGCTTTTGTTCCGACATCAGTGATTCGGTATCGGAAACGTCTGTTGCTTGCATGCTTTCGGTTTTCTTGAGGCACGTTACATTCTACCAGACCGCGCTTCTCAAGGTACTGAATGGCGGTTCTCCACTCGGTGTCGGCAATGCCCGCAGCCTTCACAATGTCTTTCTTGGCGTGCCACTCATCAATATCAGTGTGAACTGCCAAGGTTGAAAGTCCAGTCAGGATCGCTGCTTGAGCAGGAGTCGTTGGCTTTGCCTTCCGCTCGTCAAGCCACTGCATCCATTCTTCAGTAACGTCTTCCCAGCCAAGGCTTTTAGCTCTGTGAAAAGCCGGCTGAGTTCTGAGAAACAACGTCTGTGCCTCTATTCCTTTGAAATCGATAGCTCGACTTAGAGTTGCCTCCGAATATGTAGAATACGATTGGCCGTTATGACATCCAATGTCATAGCGACGGAGAACGAATTTGTAGCTTCCCTCTTCGGGGGGCTGTTTTTCAATAGCTGGCATGATTTCTCCTGACTGAACCGTATCAAGTCTTGCCCCAATAAACAAGCCCCGACCAGCTTGTATGCTGATCGGGGCCATTGTTTGACCGTTCGGAACTGGACTAATCCAAGTTGATTCCGCCCAGAAGCGATGCACCAAGAGTGTTCCCAAGAACACAGGCACCGTCCCAGAAGAGGTCGAACTGCTCGAACTGCGAATCGTCCCGAGCAAGCGGCATCATGGTCATTGGAGTCAACTCCTCAACCCACAGATAACGCTTGTTGACGACTGCCAAAGCAGTGGTCGGGTTAGCCGTTTCACCAGACAACGCAGTCACGGAAGAACCGCTCCATGTCAAATCGTCTGGCATACCCGTTGAAACGACCATTGGGATTCCATCATAAGTCCGAACCCGGAAACCAGCAGCGATTTCGGTTTCGTTCATGAACTGCTGTTGGGCTTGCAAAGCTGCGTTGAGCTTACGCATTCCAGCGAAAGAACCGTAGATCACAAGATCAGAGCGGGCTCCTGCGCCTTTCACAGAGTCAATGGCTTCGTCCAGTTTAGCCAAGGTCAAGCTATCACCGGCTGCAGCAGTCGTGTTAGCGACAACCTGGCCAGCGACGTTGTTGACCTGAGTCAGCATACCGTCGATCTGGTTAGCAACGGGGTTGCTATCACCAATAAACAATGCGCTTTCAAGCGAGTTGTTCATATCGTCCAGCTTGTGAGTCATTTCCTCGGCAAGGACGTCCAAGTAGGTACGACCAGTTGCACGAATCTTACGAGTCACGCGG